GAGCTATTCCGCCGCTCGCGCCGCGCTGCTGCAGGCGCAACAGTTTTTCAACGGCCGCCGCGACTGGTTGGCGAATAACCTTTGCCAACCTGTTTACGCCGCCTTTATCGATGAGCAAGTGGCCGCCGGACGCCTTGCCGCGCCCGGTTATTTCGCCGATCCGCTGATCCGCGCCGCCTACCTCGGCGCCGAGTGGATTGGCGACGCGCCCGGCCACATTGACGAGACCAAAGCCGTTGCCGCCGCCGCCGCGCGCATCGATGCAGGACTGTCGACGCGCAAGCGCGAAGCGGCCGCCCTGACCGGCGAGGACTGGGACCACACACGCCGACAGCTCGACAAAGAGCGCCGCCAACTGGCCGAGAATGCGCCTGAACCCGCCGCGCCGACACCCGACGACAACACACCCAGCGCGCACGACCTCGACCGCGCCGACATGGAGGCGATGCGCCGATGATCCGCGCCCTTGACCTGCTCACGAACAGCGCATGGGCCATCCAGCCCGAAATGATGGATCAAATCATCGCCATCGCCCAACGCGCCGGCGCTGGCCCCGAGGCTGTCGCCGCCGAACTCGGCCGCCCGCTGAAAAACGCCCGCGTGACCGCGCAGCGCGATGACGCCGCCATCATCCCCATCACCGGCCCAATCTTTCGCCGCGCCAACCTGTTCACCGAAATCAGCGGCGCGACCTCCGTCGAAGTGCTCGCCACCGATCTGGCCACCGCGATCAACGATCCGACCATTAGCCGCATCGTGCTGGAGATCGACAGCCCCGGCGGCGAGGCTACAGGCATCGCAGAACTCGCCGCCTTAATCCACGCCAGCGATAAACCCGTCATCGCCTATGTCGACGGCATAGCCGCCAGCGCCGCCTATTGGCTGGCCGCCGCCGCCGATCAGATCGTCATGGCCAGCACCGCGCAGGTCGGATCGATTGGCGTCGTCGCCAGCTTCCGGCCCGAAGAAGACGGTCCTATAAAGGTGATTAGCTCACTGTCGCCTCTCAAACACATCGACCCCGCCACCGACGCCGGCCGCAGCGAGATACAGCGCGTCGTCGACGACCTGGCCGCCGTGTTTGTCGCCGATGTCGCCGCCTATCGCCACACCGACGAAGCCACCGTTATGAGCGACTTTGGCCAAGGCGGCATCTTGGTCGGACAAAAGGCCGTCGCCGCCGGCATGGCCGACCGCATCGGCACCTACGAATCCTTATTTAACGCCGGCAAAACCGGCCCAACGCAGAGGCTAACCGCGATGACTCAAGCATCGACCCCAGCCCCGGAGATCACCCGCGCCAGCCTGGCCGTGAGCCATCCGGAATTACTCAATTCGATCGTCGAAGACGCCAAAACCGAAGGCTACGCCATTGGCCACGCCGAAGGACTGAGCGAAGGCGCCATCGCCGAACGCGCGCGCATCCAGTCGGTGCGCGAACAGGCCATCCCTGGCCATGAAGCGCTGATCGAACGGCTCGCCTTCGATGGCGAAACGAGCGCCGAGCAAGCCGCCGTGCAAGTGCTGGCCGCCGAGCGTGGCGCGCGCGCCGCGCAGCAAAGCGCCATCACCGACCAGACCCCAGCGCCCGCGCCCGCCGCCGCCGCGCCAACGCCCGAGCCGCCGCAAGACTTCGAGGCCAAAGTGGAAGCGCTGATTGAGATTGGCCAAAGCCGTGGGCAGGCCATTCGCACCGTCGCCGCCGCCTACCCCGAACTGCACAAAGCCTACCTCGGCCGCGTCAACCCCTAATCTGGAGCGAACGATATGTCTGAAAACAGCGGGAACCGCACCTTTCGAGCCGGCGAGGATCTCGCCGCGCATCGATTGGTCAAGATCAAATCCGGGACCACCACAACCCCACCAGAAGTCGTTTATGCCGATAGTGATGAGAATTTTATTGGCGTTACCAAATACCCCATGACAAGTGGCGATTCTCTCACGATTCGTTTTCGTAATGTCGAAGGGTCGGTCGAACTAGAAGCCGGCGAGGCGTTCGACGCTGGCATAGATTTGTTTACCGCTAACGATGGAAAAGTTGTCGATACCGACCCCGGATCCGGCACCGCCCGCGTGCACTCGCTGGAAGCGGCCACGGCCGCCGGCGACATCATCGAATGCCTGATCCGCTAAGGGAGATAAGAAATGCCACGCCCCACGTCCGCCACCACGCTGCAGCGCCCCGACCTCGGCGCGCTCGCGTATGAGTACCTGATCGACGCCCCGAATCGTGGATTTATCGGCACCATGCTGCTGCCGATCTTTGAAGTCGCGCGCCAGTCGGCCGATTATCCGAAAATCCCCATCGAGGCGCTGATCAAAACCAAAGACACCCGCCGCACCCCAAAAGCCGCCTATAACCGGGGCGATTGGGAGTTCGAGACCGGCACCTATGCCTGCGAAGAGCATGGATGGGAGGAGCCGATCGATGATGTCGAAGCCGCGCTCTACGCCAGTTATTTTGACGCCGAGATGGTCGCCACCGAGATCGCTACCGATAGCATCTTGCGCAATCACGAACGCCGCGTCGCCACGTTGCTGCAGGCCAACGCCCTGACATCCGATGTCACCAACGAATGGGACGACAGCGCAGCGGCCACCCCGCTGGCCGATGTCGAGACCGCCCGCGAAGCGATGCGCGCTGGATACGGCATACTGCCAAACACCATCGCAATGGGTTACAAGGTCTTTCGCAACGTGCTCAACACCGCCGAGATCAAGGGCGCGCTCAAATACACCAACCCGCTGGAAATGGGCAGCGAAGAAGCGCAGCGCCGCACACTCTCGGCCTATCTCGGCCTTGATGTTCAGGTTGGATCGGGCCAGCGCGACCAAGCCAAGCGCGGCCAAGCCTTCAGCCTGGCCGATGTCTGGGATGATGAATACGTCCACCTGCTCAAAGTATCTAATGGCAACCGTCTGCGCGAGCCTTCGTATGGCCGCACCTTCCTCTGGACGCAGGATTCGCCGCAAGAGGTCATGGTCGAGAGCTACCGCGAAGAGCAAATCCGCTCGACCATCATCCGCACGCGCCAGCACGTCGATGAGGCCGTCATCTTCGCCGGCGCCGCCTACAAGCTCGGCAACATCACCAGCTGATGGACATGACGGCGCTGTTTGACGAAGACATGCCCGGCATGGTGAGCGTCACCGCGCCGGGTAGCGCCACCTTCGTGGCGCATTGGCACCAGGGCGATTCCCCCGAATCACCTTGGTCCGATGTCGGCGTCAGCCTGCGCCTGAGTCAACAGCCGTCGCCTTATCTCATCGCACTGAATGCCGACGCCGCCGCGCTCGCCGAACAGGATACGCTCAGCGTCGAAGGCGTCGATTATCTGATCACCCGCATCGACGACGCCGGATTCGGCACGAAAAAGCTCGCACTCATGCCCGACAGCACCGCCGCCGACGCCTCGGAGCGCTGGCGATGAGCGCCGTCAATGTACAACTCGATCCCGCCGCCGCCATCGCGCCGATGATCGACCAACTCAAGGGACAGCCAAAGCTGCTCGACAAGGCGCAAAAACGCGCCTACCGAAAACTGAGCACCTGGCTCAAGCGCCAAGTGATCAAAGAAGTCGCGAGCGCCGCCGGCGTCACGCAAAAGGTGATCAAATCCACATTGCGTTACTGGCTGCGCCAGACCGACGCCGGCATCAAAGTTTGGATCGGCACCAACCCGATCGCCGCCCACCACCTCGGCACGGTGCGCTGGACGCGCAAAATGTCCGGCGCGCGCGTCGGCCGTCGATTGTTCCCCGATGCCTGGTCCTGGGGACCGGGCAGTAAAACAAAGACGGCCGTGATGATTCGCAGTGGCGCATCCCGATTGCCGATCGAAGTGGAGACCCTCGAAATACATCAAGCGGTTTCCCGCCGCATCGATGCGCTCGAACCTGAGATCGGCGCGCGCTTCACCAAACTCATGCAGCAAGAGATTAACTACGTGCTAAACGTCGAGGCCAATCGATGAGCGCCGCCCGGCCCACCACCACGCTGAGTGCGGTACATGACGCCATTATTGATGCGCTGCAAGCGCGCTTTGGCGCTCGCGTCCGTCAATTCGGCGCCTACGAACCCTGGGACTACGACACCGAATCAGCCGACCCGGATCTACGCACCCCGGCGCTGCTGATCGAATTGGAGTCCATAGGTCCCGATGGCGACGACATACACACCCCTGGGCGCGTGGCCTTGCGCTGCAACTGGGCCATTCATGCTGCTCTCTCGATTCGAACGGAGAAGCTACAGACCGAGTTGCGCGAATTTGCGGCTGCCGTGGTCACGACATTGCGCCGTAGTGATCCGTCCGCCCCATTGACCCCGACAAACGGTAATCGCTGGGGACTCGGCAAAGCCGTAGGCGCTCCCGAAGGCGTATCGGCGCAACCCGGAGAATTTCGCCCTGGTCTCAATGGCCGGGACTCATGGCTTATTACCTGGGATCAGATCGTCTACGTGGACGATGAACTGCCCGCCTAACTACATAGGACAAAAAACATGTCACTGCGCACTGCACCCAAGCCGCTTTTTATCGATTTCGAGGGCGTTATTGGGCAATGGGTTGATGATGACACCCCGCCCGCTGAGTATTCGGATTTTTTGGAATTGGAATCCATCGAGATCACCGCCCCGGAACAGGAATCGATCAAGCTTGTCGGCGCCCGAACCAGTACGCTGGGGCAGGCCATCGATTCGCAAAATCGCGCCACTGACTCGGTAGCGTCCGCCAAAATACTCGCGAACACATTCCACCCCGCATTGCAAGCCCTGGCCATGGGCGGATCCGTAGCGGAGGCGACCCAAAGCACCGGCGCCATCACCGGCGAGGCCGTCACCACAGTGCTAGATGTCTGGGTTCCGCTCGCCAACAGCGGCATCGATCCATCCGGCATTGCGTTGGATATCGCCGGCGCGGTCGACAGCGCGAAATACGAAATTGATCATGAATTGGGGATGATCCGCGCCTTGCACGCCGATGCAGTGGGCACTGGCACCATTGGTTACAGCTTGGCGGCGCGCACCTGGGAGCAATATCAGGGCGGCGTCGTCACCAACAACTACTACCACGTGATGGGCAAAGCCACCAACGCGATCAGTAAAAAAGTCGGCACCGTCGACATTTGGCGCGCCAATTTAGCGCCAGATAGCGCCTTCAAGCTGCCATCTGGTGATGCGCATTTCCAGGGCAGTTTTGCAGGGGATTTGATCACACCCACCATTGCTGTACGCGGTTTCACGCCGACCTCGCCCTGGCGCTTCCGTGACCGCGTAGCATAAATAGCTGATCCGTGGCCGACAACATCACATTAAGCGAAGGCGCAAGCACGATCATCCTGCCAGACATGCTCTGGTCGGATGAGTTCGCGTGGTCGCCGGTCGTCCACGATAAATCCTACACATTATCCGGCGCGTTGGCGCTGCAGAGCAGTGAACGACAGTCCGGCAGGCCCATCACGCTGTCCGGTGGACTCAATACAACATGGATCACGCGCGCCGAATTGCTCGCGCTCATGGATTTACTCGATGCCGCACCGACAACCGGACTCACGTTGACGCTGCTGGATGACAGGACATTCACCGTACTCGGACAACACGACGGCGGCAGTCCCGTCGCCACCGAACAACTGCCGAAGGTGTTGG